CTATTTGAACGTTGACGCGAATGAACGCGTTTATCTGTTCATCAACCACACGGTTCCAAAGGATGAGATTAATGAATCTCATATGGGACGGATCGACATTCATCATTATGATAATGATGGAAATCTACTCCGCGTCTCGAGTGCCTGGCAAGTCATTAAGACTGCTTCTGGCATTCAAGAAGATGCTGACTCTGAAAAGGCAGCAGCCCTCCTCGACAGTTTTATGTCGACGGCCAATGTAACCAAACTTGTAGATCGCGAGTCATAAGGGGAAACTCTTCCCTAAGACTAACGAACTACGGGTTCCGTGGATGGTCTATCAAGTGTGAGCCAAAGCTACAAAGGAGTACCTTTAAATGGCCCATACTAACATGGCTTTGCAACCACTTACGCCGTTCCTTCAGGATTGGTGCGAGTGGGATGTAGAGCTGAGACCTGTCTTGTGTGATATGAATTCATATATCACTAAGCACGTCAGAACTAGAGGACCTGGTATCTTATTCATTGATTTCCCTGCGATAGGGAAGCTCTTTGATAAGGCCTTGTCCTCTGGTTACTTTGACTGGAGTGCACTTCCAAAGGTTGTCGGTCGCAAGACCAATAGCCCTCTTGGGTCACTCCTCCGATACAACTTTTCGTTGTCCGGAGACGTGCTGACTGACGATCCAGATCGGATATTCTTCTGCCGGACCTTCCTCTATATGTGGAAGAAATGGCCTGGAGAAGTTACAAAGGAGACTATCAATGAAACAGTTTCTGACTTTATTGAAACTGATAAGAGGCTTGAGGACCCAGTCATGGACTGGGCCTCGGACTCCTATTTTGATCGCATCCCTCGTGATTATATCCTTGCTAGGTTTAGGAACCAGCGTTCAATACTATCTGAACACTTGTTTGACACCGTCAATTCTGTCTTCGACAGGATCGCCGGATCATTTCCTGAACCTACTGGACTGCTACGTCCAAAACATGGACCAGGCGCCGTAGCTGAAGGTTCACGCTTTCGAGATAAATATCTTTTCGAAAGCTGGGGCATAAAATTAGATCGGGTTTTCCCGATGGACGGTTATGCCACGTCGAACCTTGCATCATGTGATTCATCTGTCGAGCCTCCTTTGGCACGTCTTATTGACGTTCCAAAAACAATGAAGGCTCCTCGTTTAATCACTGTTGAACCAATGTCAGATCAATATTGCCAACAGGCACTATTGAAGTACTGGCGGGACAACATGCCCAGGAGTATCTCTAATAGCTATTCACCTAACTCACAGGTTCCTTCTCAACGAAAGTGTAGAGAAGGTTCTATAAGTGGGAAATTAGCTACTGTTGATCTCTCAGAGGCCAGTGACAGACTGTCACTGTCTCTTATCGAACTA